TATTCTTGTTAAGGATAGCAAGAACTGTATTTCTAACAGCGTTTATCATCGCTTTCTTTTTTACAAAGATAAACAAAAAAAAAAGAGGTCAATTATTCTTGACCCCTTCTAATCTTCTACACTATTTGATTTGATATTTACTCTTCTAATAGTTTTTCAAGCATTTTTAACGCTTCTATTCCATCATCACTTTGTAAATATGAAGACACAATATACATAGGGTCTTCACCAAACGGAACTGTTAACATTTTCTTTTTGTTAATTGAAGTATTATACCATACTTCTTTTTGTTTATTTCTAAAATTTAATAATCCTTTGTCAAAAAACAACTGAACATTAGATTGTAATTTAAGCAGAGGGTCGTTAATTACCTTTAAAAAATCAGCAGGCTCTTGTCTTACAGAGACTAATATATCTCTTCGTAATTCAGCTGTGGTCATTGACTCAGTATTTTTTCCTAATAAAACTCTATAAATTGTTTCTACTTGGTCTACTGAAAGTTTTCTAGCTTCAATAAGCGCATCCGCCTCTAAATTTAATTGCTCTATTTCTAAAGCTGCATCTTTTTCTTCATTAACTTCTTCAAATTTTAAACCATTTAATGGATGATAATAAAGAAATTCTTGTAGATTTGGATTATTCTTTGGAACTCTTAAAAATCCATCCTGAAAATCAACAGGCTTTCTTATAACATTACCATCTTGCTCGTCTTCAAATGGTGATTTTTGATTAGAGGAATATCTTAGAACTCGGTTTATACCTTTTTCTTCATCAAACCATAATAATGGTTGTCTTTTATTTCCGCTTGAAGGAAGTAAAAATGATATTGGAGCATCGCCCCTAGTAAGTTTGTAGACCTTGTCTACTAATGTTTTATTTTTTTTCATTATATAAGATTTAATTAAATTAAAAAAAAAGGGAGGCGGTTAAACCTCCCTTAATATAAATACTACTCTTGGAATAAGAAGAAGTTGTTTGCACCTAAAGTACATACAGCTCTCTCAGACAAGAAATGAACTTCCATAGCATCTAAGCTTGAAGTTTGTGCGCCGCCTGCAGAACCTGTAATCCAAGTTTTGTAACGTCTGTCTTCAGTTTCAGAAGCTCTGTATCGTACATGAAGGAAAGGACGTTTTGCGTTTTTCCCTAAAATCTGGTCATATACTGTAGTAGAACCAGCAGGTACTAATAGTCCGTTAACACGGCCAGAATTAGCTCCAGCAGGTAAACCACCACGCATAGTTGGGTCATTTAAGTATTTCCAGTCAGACTTATAAAAGTCATAACCTCTTCGGAATCCAGTAAATCCAAGGTTTAATGCCATGTCTTTGTCATTGTCAAATAAACCATAAGATGTACCACCAGCTCCATAAGAGTTTTGTGCAGCTAACATATCGTCAATGTCAAATCCAAAGTCTCTATCTACAAAAATTACATTTTCTTCAATAGAACCTTGCTTATCTAAACGAGATATAATTGCATCAAAATCTGCAAGTGCATTAGGATTTCCACCGCCCCATACATTTCCTCTGTTATTAACCACATAGAAGATACCTTCAGAACCTTTGTTTCCTACGTCTCCTCCAGCTGCAATTGCTCCTGACGCAGCTTCTGCTGGTACAGCTTCAATCATTGCTGTTTCTAAATAATCATCAAAACGTAGTCTTGTTTCATGCTCAGACTTTAAATACCATAGGTATCCACTAGCTCCATTTTCAGTTTGAATTTCTATCCATCCAATTTGTGCCATATCTGAACCACTAACTGCATACTTATCTTTGATAATAATTGGTGAGTTAGAGAAGATAACATCATCAGCCTCTAAAGAGCCAACCATTCCATTTGTTCCTTTTTTAAATTCAGAACCGTAAATAAATACAGTAAACTTATTAGCTGCTGCAGCATTTTGAAAACCTGCGGCTTCGTAAAAAGCTACATCAAAAGTACTGTTTGCTGTAGAAACAGCTGTAACAATTGCTTTATTATTAGCTCCTCCTGCATTCGCAGTTATCATTAATGTTTGACCTACTCTAATAGCAATACTTCCAGTACCTGGTATTAGCGCATCATTAACTGCAAATTGAGCTACATTAACTGCTGCTCCTGCAACTGCTGTTGTACAGTCTACATATTTAGTGTGTAACCTTCCTTGTTCCGCCCATTTAATAAGGTCAGAGTTTGAAGGCATCTCAGCTCCTACCATACGTAGAAACGATGCAACGGTACGATTACCGTATCTTTCGAATTCTTTTTCATAAGTATCCGGTAGATACTGATTTAAAAAATCGAAGTTAGTTATATAATTTGTACTCAATGGTACTTGTTCCGCACTGGGTTGTAAAGCGAACCCTGGGGCCGCTTGAACTGCTCCTGCCATAATAATTAATTTTTAAAATTTATTTTCGTTTAATACTTCTTATTTTTAAGCCTCTCCCCGAATCAGGGTTTATTGACTTAACTGTCATTCCTCCTTTATTAGTTATTTCTGGTGCTCTACGCTCACTCATATTTATATTTTTAGTTTTGCGCATAACATCTTCCGTAGCTTCAGATTTACCTTGTTCATAAAAGAAATTGGCAAATTTGTCAGGATTCATTGCAATTGCTAAAGACCTATGATAACCTGCTGCATTTTTTACTAAACCGTTTTCATCAAGATATTTGTTTATAAAATTCATTGGTGTGTCTTGGTTTTTTTTTAAAGTTTGCGGGTCACCAGGAGAAAAAGAAATTTGTTTATCATTAATTGTAAATTCAAAACCTTTGAATTCACCGTCAAAAACTTCATTAGTTTTTTTTGTAAACCAATCTTTTTTTGTTTCATTTTCTTCTTGCGTGGTTTTAGCCGATTCTAAATATTGCTTATAAGCTTTAAATTCTTCATTGTCGCTTTCAGAATTTACACCCGGTCTTGACTCAAGCGGATGCTTGTACAATTCTTTCTGTTCATTAAAGAATTTTTTAGCTTTAGCAATAGTTCTTTTTTTTGCTAATTTTGTTTTTTTAACTACAGACTCATCATCTAGTTCTTCGTCAGACTCATAATCTTCCATTAAGGAATCAATATCTTCAGAATCTAAACCTTCGCCTTCTGTAATTGTTATGTACTCTCTTAGCAAATCATCAGGATTCATAGAACTAAAGTCTTTTTGTAATTTTACATAGTCTTCAATACCTCTTCCTGTTTCTTTTTTATACTTAAAGTAGGATGCAACATCTTCAGGAAGTTTTTCTGTTTCCTCTCTTGCTTGATTTAATTCATCTAATGAATTAATTTCCCTACCATATCTTTTTCCAATATATGAAAGAACGTCTTCTTCAGATAACTCTGCCGTTTTTTCAACTGGCGTTGTATATTCTTCAGAAGTTTCTTCTACTTTAGTAGTGTCCTTAATAACACTATCATTAGCAAAATCCATTTTTATTTGAGGAGTTTCTTCTGATTGTTCATCTTCCTCAATTAATTTTTTTTCATGTTTATCAAGAAGTTCTTTTTCCACTTCTTGCATTGATTTTTCTTCTACAGACTCTACTGCTCTTACTTTCATTTCCATTTGATTTAATTTAAAATTTAGTTAAAATATTATAATCATTATCGAGGTGAAAACTCTGATAAATCAAAGCCATCAAGGCTATCTTCATTAGACTCAAAGTTTTGAGGAGGTAAATTATTTTTACGTTGAGTAATTAATTTAGACTGCTCAGTGTTTTGTTGACTAATTCTATCGCTTTTAGCTTGTTCTCTTTGACCTTCTCTTTGAGATAAAGAATTTTCATCTATACCTCTAAGTTGCATATTATAATCAAACTCTTGTTGCATTAATTGAGATTTAAGCTGTGCCTCTGCACTTTGTTTTTCTATTTCAAAAGCTACTTCAGCTTGCTTAACTTTCATTTTAGATTGAGACTCTAGTTCTATTTTTTGCATAGCTACTTGAGAAGCCATTTCTTGAGATTTAAGTTGTTGCTGTGCTACCATAGCCTGCTTTTGCATAGCCATTTTTTCATCACGTTCTTGTTTAGCAACTCTTTTAACTTTTAATAATTGATTTGCTAGTTTAAGATTTCTAATCTCACGAATATCAATAGCATCTTCTAAATTAATATCACCTTTAGATAATGCCATTTGAATGTTTTGTTCAAGCATTGCTTTTTGCTCTTCATCTGGAGATAATTCTATAAATACACCAAAATCATAAATATATAAATCAGATATTTCAGTTAATATACTTACATTGTATTTTCCTATTTTATTTATAAAATCTTCTTTAAAGTCTGAATACTCTAAAATATCAGCCACCCTATACGTTAAGGCCTCAGCCAAAGTACGATATATGTAAAGACTTCCGTCTAATATATGGCGAGTAGCTGTATTTGAATTTAAAGCTGCTAATTTTTGAACACCAACCAAAGCATCTGGAGATGGACTTGAACCATCTCTGGCTTCATTTAAGCCTGTTACAGAGCGTATCATTCCTAAGTAATGATTATAGTTAGCTATAAGCATTTGTGTCTTAGAGGCTCCTGAACTGCTTGTAAGTTGCTGTATCGGTATTTTACCTTGATTGTACTCTCCCTCTTGAGTATAGCTCCTACCTACTACACTACCGGTTTGAAAATATAATCGCAAAGCATCTGAAGGGTCGTAAGCTGCTCCAGTTCCCAAGTCTACTTCATTAATACCATCTGCGTCAATATAAACTCCATCGGGTACAGTTCTAGCTATAACCTGTTGTAATTTTAAATGAGTTATTTGTATTAAATCAGCAAAGGGAATCATACGTCTAACTAAAGATTCAATAACACCCTTGTACATTCTTGGTGCTACTGCTACATAATTAGATAATGCGTGCTGTGATGAAGACTTAGGTCTCACCATATTCTTTGCAAGCTCCCACTTAAGTATAATATTAGTTCCCATAACCATTACACCGTCATACCACACATCAATAGTTTTTTCAATCTTTTCAAAATTGCCTTCTTCGAGCATTTCTTGAGGAGGATTAAAAGTATCATCTTTTTCTATTATTTTAGAACCGCCTCCTTCAAGTATTCTTTTTTTATAAACCATTTTTTTAGTGGTTTTATAATTAAAATACATTAAAGTGCAAGTGTCTCTATAAAAAATATCATTTTCATAAAACTGAGATACATTATAATAATCATACCAGCTTTGACTGTATTTAGATATTTTTTCTAAATCTTCACGAGTAAGATTAGGGTCTATTTTGAGTAAC